TCAGAATCTTTCATCATTACGTGTTTGACTAAGCCAATTGGCAAATTAATATAATCTGAATGGACGTCGGATGGGTCAAATGTGCTATTGCGCTTGCATAATACTGCTCTAGCAGAATCATCAGAAGTTGTGGCTACAGCGGTGACCTCAATGTCGAGGCATCTAAGTTTCTGTATTTTATCCATTGCACTAGAGAACACTGTATTTATCACGGCGCCACCCATCGCTCTCACTCCCTGCATAAAATTTAGATAATTCTTTACCGCTATGGATTGAACTAGCTTCTTTCCGCTAGGTATTACGACTCTGATTCTGTCATCTATGCCATCTATTACTGAGATGTCGGCCCCGTCTGGCAACACCGTGTACCTCGAAGTATCACATCTGAGTATTGAACTGCTAGTATATAACGAAGGCGACTCTGCGCACTTCGCCAAAGCATGAACTCCCAAGCTTATGCCTTCAGGGTGCATGTGCCCACAAAAGAAGGACTTGTCTTCGGATCTAGACAAACCCCCCCTGGCCATTATGTCAGAAAAGTTAATGACGAAGTCTGAATACTTATTGGGGTTCTGCATGTTGTCTATCTCTTCTGCATCGGTGTAAACGCTGAGCAATGACTCAGATACGAATTGTGCTACACGCATGTGTGATGTCATTTGCGGGATTTCTCTATTCTTTGACTTGGAGTCTTTCGGGTGTATGGTGTATATATTCCTTATCTTAGATCCCTTGTTCATTCGCAACAACAATACATGTATTCCTTCGGGATTTCCGTATTCTGATAACACGCCCATCAGACCATCGGCGACACGCGGCGACTTGATCACTACACCGTCCAATTTATCATGATCTCTGATGTACGTGCAATGATGATCAGAAAGCATGCGGGACATGTTCAGTCCAGTCGGATCCTGTCTCTTCCCTATGTCCATGTCTTTTGCTGCTATACTACTAAAGCCAATGAATAGTATGTGGTTGTAGTAGGGTATACCAGGCATTCCTTCCATAAATGATGCAAATTCGGTCGGACCAACCTCGCCCTTATGCATCGACTCCATGAACCTAACCTGCTCTTCGTAGCAGTTCACCAGTATTTCGCGATGTAGCTGTTCCTCTCTGATGCCTTCAGCCAGCTTCTTAAAGCAGTCAGTAGCGTGATGCCCCTTGCGTATATGCCACATGTGCGCTAATGGTAAATCCTTTTCTATGGCAACGAATCTAAAGGGCATTCCGAAGAACGGTGTCAAATTCTTGTCCAACCTGTCGGTATTTTCACAAAAATCTTTCATCATCAAAAGAACGTAATAATCAGCAAAGGTTATGGGTCTGAATACCTTCGAACACGCCTTTGTGATCATTTTCTCAAGGTCACCAGACCTGGATAATGCGCACAACGTGAAGAATCGGAAATCTCCGGCGAGTGCAGATGTTTGCCAAGTCGACCATTTGCATGTCGCCGACATTTTCATTATTTGTTGCACGACATACTTTCTCTCGGTATTCTTTGTGTAGGCCATAATTGAACAAACTGTCGCGAATATTCGATAAGGCAAGATCTTCGCGAATGCTATGTCCGACAATGAGATCTTGAAGTTGGGGCTTCTCCATATATCTAATTCTTTATCCAGGCAGGTCCAAATGCCGCAACTTTCGGCTGGCTTCCGCCTCTGATAATATGACACATAGTATGTCAAGGAATTTGACCTTAGTACACTCCAAGTTACTCCGCAATTACTATGCTTCGAATAGAAGCAACCCCTCCTTCCGTTGATTTTTGATAATAGTTCTGATTCGACGTAGATGCTCTGGAATATAGAGTATTTTAGGCACAACTCAAAGATGTATCTTGTCGTTTTCGTAGAACCAATCATCGGATTTGGCACTGTATAAAGAGGGCTAGCCAGTAGAATATTATTAGGGTTCTCATATGGATCCCAGGTGTGGAAGTGCGACGGTGGCTCGGTTACACCTAACCATATGGACGCTTGGAAGGTAGTCATATCGTAATCATCAATGATTGGCCCAGCCAGAACTCGGAAAGGGGCGGGAACGCGGTTGTTCGGGCACTTCTTACAGCCTCTTGCAATCGCATCTAAAACGGGTTGCACCGACGGTAGCTTGAAGCTCGGTCTGCTGAGGTCCGGATTAATCGAAGTTACGTAATGTGTCACCATCTTTTCGATATGCGGCAGTGATCTGGGGCTCAATGTTGCTGTTAACTCATGAAGTCTTGCAAAATGCTTCGAGTACGGTGAGTCGCCCTGGTCGAATGCCCCACCAACGAAGAAATCCGTGCGCCCGCAATCCTCAGCCAGCGACGCTTCGATCAGGTCAACGACATCCGGGTCGTCGTCGACGTACAGCTCTAGCAAAGCGTACTTGTTCCATACATAGTCGGCATTCGTTCTCCTCGATGAGTAGTTGAGGCCCGTCACCTCATGATATTTGCCATCTTGTATGTAATCAAATCCTTCCAAGGGTTCGATGATACCGCCAGGTCGAGATATGATCATTATGGCAGCCGAGTGAGCAAAGCTTGAATAGCCCAAGCCAGAACCTTTTAGACCACCGGATTCGTTAACTGCGCTAGCCAATATGGTTGGTGCAGTGTCTCGAAGCACAATGTCGATTTCGTTCACTCTTGACCTGCCTAGCACGCAGCGCCCTGAATCGGTTCGATATATAATTTCACTGTTTATCACCTCGATGTGGTGATCCAGTGAGAATCTTACCGAGTGCCTGGTATACTCGTTTGGCTTCCTCGTAGCTGCGGTGAATGTAACCGGGTCAGTTATGCGGGGCACGTATTCAGAAGTTGGTCTGTCGGCTCTGTTTTCTTGGCCTAACATATCAAGCAAGTCACCTACTTCGCCGTTTATTTCGTCGATGAATCCCACTGAGCCGGTGTTGTTCACCAGACTTCCAAAATCTTGGAATATCTGATCCATGAAATCTTCATCGAGATTTGAAAACGTCCAGTCATCAATTAAGTCGTCAACTGTAGGGTCACCTGAGACGCTAGATGAAGCATTCGAGAGGGCGCAGAAGGGGTTCTGTGATACTTCGTATTCAGACATGTTAGCTAAGTTCAAAG